ATTCTATCTCACAAGTATAAACGCTAAAATTATTACTTGATAAATCATAATATCCATTTGACCTTGTACGAATCAAATTTATTATTTGGTCTGTCAAATCATTAGATTGATATTCACCTCCATCATCTCCATCAAAAGCTGTAACAACTTCTATTCTTGTTTCACAAAGGGAAGTAAAAGAACTTGCATTTTGGTCTATTTCTCTATGCTGTAAAGAATAAACTTTTACATAAGGTTCTGTGGCTGTTGCTGGAACTCTATTATAAATAGGCACATTACTGCCTCCGAAAGTTAAACTGCCATCTAATCTATTTATGATAGCCTGTCTAATATAATGTAATGATTCATTCATTTTAATACTTTTTTAACTGCACGATCAAGGTCAACTAAAATTTCTTGCCATCCTTTTTCTACGTTAGGATAGAAGAAAGGAATCTTTGCTGGTTTTCTACGTTTACCATCTGCACCAACTCTCAAAGGTCTTTTGCCAGATTTTTCTAAAGCAAAACCATAATCTTCTGATTCACTTAATGCAATTGCCTCGACAACAGTTCCGTTTACTTCTTTATAGCTATCTACACCCTGTTGTAAGTTTCCAGTATCAACAGGCACATCATCTACAATATATTCCACCATATCAGCTGCTCCAGATTGTATAATTCGGTCAGCTTGTTTTCTGCCAAATTCATCTAAAACCTTTAAACGCTTTTCAAGTTTACTTAAATCTACTCTATTAAGTTCTATTTTAGCCAATTCGTGTAGCTTTTATTGTTGTAAAATATTTTTCTTGTGAATCGAAAAACTCATTTATTCTATACTTGTCAGATTCGTTTTCAATCTGTATTACATCCGTATAATTTAGATTGTCGGCAGTTTTTTTTCTTACTACAAGTTCAATTTCAGTATAAAGTTTTCTTTGTGAATTTACAGATTTAACCTCCCCCCTCTTGTCTTTTTTCTTTGCCCAAATAGTTAATGCTGTGGATTCAGTAGAAGTAGTTCCACCAAAACCATCAGAAACTTTAGCTTTTCTTAAAATTAAAACTCTTGTATCTAATTTACCTGCATCCATTAAATATAAACGCTTTTATAAGATGATAAAATGCTTTTTACATCTGTGGGTACTTCGACAAAAGAAACTCCCTGTAAAACGATGTAATCAGCTCTATTCTCGTAATAAGTAGACGCTAATTGTAAAATTGCTTGTTGTAAAAGACCATCATCCATTCCAGAAGTAATATAAGTAACTTTTATATCTTTTGCTGGTAGTTGGTTTAATTCTATAATAGTATCGTCAAGACCTTTAGTTTCGTAATCAGCAGAACTGCCTTCAACTGTTATTGAACTAATAGATGAAATAGGAGCAAATGGTAATGCAAAACGAATACTTGTAAAAGGCAAGTAATAAGTTCTGTTTTTAGCAACTATGTCTTTTGATATGTAATTTTCGCACCAGATTCTTGCTTGTTCGATTATATTGCCAATTAAAGTATCATCAGCAGATGTATCAACTCTGGCATAATCTTTAAAATCACTTACAGTAACGATTTCGCTACCAGTAGTAGAATTTATTTTAATTTGCTCTTGAAATTCGTTCGGTGGTACGCTATAATATGTTTCTGGTGAGTATGACATTATTTAGCTTTTTTAGTAGTTCTTTTTTTAGTTGCTTTTACCTCTTTAGTTTCTTTTACAACTTTTTCTTCCTTGTGTTCAACACCTATTCCTTTTGCAATGTAATGCCTTGCTGTTTTGTGATCAAGTTCGTGAATTTCACCCTCGTTTCTCCATCCAGCAGAGGAAACAACGCTTTTAAGCATTTTAATTTTCATAATAAAAGTTATTTGAAACAAAGATACAAAAAAGCGGCACAAAGAATTATGCCGCCTCTTATTGGTAAAACAAAACAAATTACGAATAATCGAAGTTATTATTCTAATGCAAAGTTATTAAAAAATTTTTTATGCTTACCATTTAATGACAATCTAATTGTGTGCATATTGCCTGTATTTTTAAAAATAAAAAAGCCATTAAATATTTCAACCCAAACAGCAAAATAATCTACATTTTCTAAAGTGTAAAAAACTTTTGAATTTTGTAAACCGACTTGAACATTCTCCCTGTTTTTGTCTGGAGTTTTTGTTGTGGATTTTATCTGAACCTTAAACAATTTTGTTCCTGTGTCCACAATACAATCGTAAACGCTCGAATCCATTAAAGGAAAAGAAACATTATAGCCTTGTTTTATACACTCGGTGGCAAATAAATATTCAGCGTATGTACCCCTCTGATTATTATCCACTATTCAATTCGTTTGTATAAAGCTACAAAAAAAAACGCTCAACCTAAATTGAACGCTTTTTTCACTTAATCAAACTTAATTAATAAAAAACAAATGAAAACCTTATTTATGACAAGTTACGAATTATTTTGTTTAATGTTTTTATATTCTCGATACACTTGTCAATTTTATCCATCGACTGCTGGAATGTATCTTTTTCTTTATTTCCCTCTATACCCTCTATAGATTGCATAGCTGATAAATATTAAACCTATTGCATCCCAAACAGCATCGTATCTAATTCCTAAAGACACCCCCCAAGTTAAAAACCCTAAAACCATAAATGGTTTTATTTTACTTTTTAGTTCCATAGCCAGTTGCTATAAATTAAGATTGCCAGACAAACCATAGTAAATACAGCAGAAGGAATTACGATTTCTTTTATAAAAAACTTTATCTCGCTAAACCATTCTTGTCTTTTCATCTTTTTAATTTCTTTAATTTCTTTTTTCTTTTTCTCGCAATTTTCTAAATAATGTTGCCAGAATATTTTTTTCATCTCTTTAAGTTCGCTTTGCTTTTTTGCTATTACTTTTTCCATAATTAATAAATATTTTTATTTTTCATAAAATCATATTTGTAAGAATCATAAATTCTTTGTTGTTCGTGAGCAGATAAAAAACTAATCTGCCTTTCGTGTTTAGCTTGTCGCTTTGACTTTTTAAGATTGTGGTCGAATTGTGTTTTGCTTTTACTCATTTTGCTTTTTTTTAAAAGGGGAGTTGCCTCCCCCTGTTTTTTTATCCGTTAAAATGTATTTCGTGAATATTTAATCCTTTTAAGAATACATAAGTCCAATTTAATGGATAACCTTGTTTTCTTAATGATTCAATAATTAAAACTTTTAAGTTTAAAAAATGATTAATGTTTGATTGTGTTTTCATTTGTATAATTGTTTTTGTTTTACTCTGTAAATATAAAATAAATTTTCTAATTAAAAAAATATTTTAATAAAATAATTTAGGAAATAAAAAAGGGGAATCAATTAAGACCCCCCTCTTATTATAAAACAAATGAAACTTATTAAGCAGTTTCAAGTGCTGCTTTAGCTGTGCTAAATGTTCCTTGTACGATTGCGTTAGGAGCGTAGTTTGTTAAAGCTACTCTCTCAACTGCACGAACAGTTACAAATCCATCTCTAAAGTTTGTAGAATCTTCTCTACTAAACTCAACAGAAAGATTTTCACGAACCCAAAGTTGAGTTGCAGCACGAGAATCCATTACAAGGAATTTACCAGCAGTTACAGCTGTGTTAATTGTAATTGGAATACCCATAATCTGTGGCTGTAATCCACCAAATACTTGCTGACGTAAATACTCGTTAGCAGTAGATTTCAACAATACGATTTTGTGTAAATCAGTTGGGTTTAACAAAATAGTATCAGCTTGATAGTTAGCAAGTGCCAATTGGTTTAATGCAGTAATAAGTACATCGTACTCGTTAGCTGATTCGATAGCGTTAGCGAATCCACCAGCAGCAAATGCAGTACCATCTGTAAATAAACCATCAAGGTTTGGCGCAGAACCATCTCCATTTAAGATTTCGTTATCTTCGATAGAAAGAACTTTTCCTGGTACTCTTGCAGAAAGGTAGCTTGAAAGTCCAGCAGTATCTGCCAACATTTCTTCTGTTACTCGCATAAATGTTCCGATTTTCTCGAAGTTTACGCTTGTAGCAGTAATGTCGAAGTCTGACTGTCCAAGAGTAGAACCTTGTGCAGTAGCAGCTGCTCCATCATCGTATGCAGATTCTTTAGGGAAACGTACAGTCTGTGCATCGCTTGATCCGTTAGGGATTAAAGAGCGAATATGTACTTTTCTTGATGGATCGTATTTGATGTCTGTGATAACAGTTTCACCAGCAACAACACCAGTATAGGCATTTGCCATAGTCATATCAGCAGCTTTGATATCAAACTTTGCTGCGTGAGCATTACCTTCAATCATTCCTTTTAATACACCATCGTTTAGAGAAGTGATTAAAGATGATTTGAAAGTTTTAGGAGTAGCACCAGAAAGAGTTTTTTTGCTTTCTACTTCGATACTATCCATTCTTTTTGTAGCCTCTTCGTGCTTTGCGTTAAACTCGTTAGTCAAGTTTTCGATTTCGCTTTTTAGAGAAGTTTCGATTTCTCCTTTAGCGTTATCTTGTGCAGCGTGAAAAGCCTTTTCAATTTTTGCATCAACCACATCACCGATCTGGTCAAGATGCTTTTGAATTTCTTCTTGCATTATTTAGAATTTAGTGTTTTTAAAATATGTTTATAAATATCGAGCGTATTATCTTTTTCGATTACTTCTGGCTCTGTGACCTCAACAGTCGGCAGAGTAGAACTCTCAAAAATTGATTTTAGCTTTAATATTTCAGATTCAATAGCATATCCGAGTTCGTCAGATATACCCCCCTTACGAATTAAAGATGCCAAACGATCATAACGCTTTGATACTTTTTGCATATCTACGTTGCCTTTAACATCTAAAATAAGTGCAGCATCGTTTGCTGCAAGAGTAACAGCAGAAACCTCAAAGAGTTTAACCTCATTGATTTCTCTGTATCCTTCTTGATTCATTGATTTTACTATTGGCAAAATACCAACAGAGTTTTCAGTAATTACTCCAGCTTTAATTAACTCAACTACATCTTTTCCTAATTGTGTTTTAGGTATAGATGCCTCGAACATTAAACCATTTTCATCTTCTTCTAAATGAACCATTTTTCCAAGAGGCTTATCCATATCGTGCTGGTATAGATATTTAACACGATAGCCATTTTCTTTGATAGTTTTTTGATATGCTCCCTTTTTAATAATATCGCCATCAGAATCAATATTGTCAAATACAGAAGCATAACCTTTAACGATTCCAGCTTTTTCATCTGCATCAACTATTTGTCCTATTGGGGATTGTTTGAAAATCATTTTATCCATATTGCAAAGATATTTAAAATTTTTTACCTAAAGTCAGTTAGTATTTGTTGTACTTGTCGTGCTGTTTGTGGTGTAAGTTTCTCTGCTTCTACAACACCCTTTTTAGGCTTATATATTACTCGGCATCTGCAATTAATCACATCTTTTGCAGTCGCTCCATTTGACCTATCACCCGGAACAAACATAATGCCTTGAAAAAGGTCATCGTGATTAACTTCTGTATTATGTAGTATTGCGTGACTTCCACGAACTCTTTCATCAGCAGAAGTTTTCCATTTCTTAATTAATTCATCTTTACCGAAAGTATCTCTTGCTGATTGTTGAGTTCCCATATTAGCAGCATAGGTAGATTCTGTTCTAACTATCCTTGCAGCTTGATAGGCAGCTATATTTGAGAACCTTGATGTTATAATTCGAGCAGCATCTCTCTCATTTAATTTTATTAAGTCTGGGTCATTAAGAAACCTTGTAAGTTCTTTATTTAAAGTCTTGTCTGTTGTAGCTTTTAAATCTACTGCTATTCTTTGCCCTATTTGTAAACCTAACTGATTAAATACTTGTTTCCAAATATCATCGTAATTAGAAGTGTCTAATTCTTTAAAAAGTTCAGAGTAAGAAAGGCGAAAAAAATTAGCGAAGCGTAAACCGATACGAGAATACATATTAGCGTACAAGCTATGATAATCAGTAAGTTTAAAAATTGTTTGAAAGTTAGAGGTTTGCTTTGTCTGTTGGAATATTCTGATTGCCTTTTTATACTCGCTTTTATAAAATCTTTTGACAATGGCAACTTCTTTTCTTTCGGCAATGTCGAGTTGTTTATCCCATCCATCAAGCCAATCTTGTTCGGCATCTTTTTTTATTTGCTTATTTTGATAAATACTATTACATACAGCTACTCTTTGCTCAATGCTTCCAAACTCTGCCACCACTTCTGGATTGACAACACAGCGTTGTACAAAATCCCTTTCATTTTCGTTTGTTCTGGGTTTTGGTAATGGCATACTTATTCATTTTCGGCTATACGCTTCGAAAAAGACACCATAGCAGCACCCCCCCACAAATTATAAGCAACATATCCAGCATCCTTCCAAGGCTCACCTTTATATTTTGGGTCTATAACAGCATTATCTTTGTGCCTTGATAAAAAGCTATGTATTCTTTTAACTGTGTCTAAAGAAAGTGCCTCTCTTTTAGCTAATTGATTTGCTCTTGTCCATCCTACTTGTGTTCCACCTTTAACTTCATCGCCATACTTTTCTTTCCACTCAATCATTCGTTTAGCGTTGTTTGTTGCTCCTTGTGGGTAGTTGCTATAAGATTCTGCCTTGTACATCTCTTGACCATCTTCATCGTAATCTTCTTGCTCTTGGTCGATTCTAAATTCTGCTAATCTACCATCTATGGCAGCTTCATATTCCTCGTGGGAATTAAAAGGCATAAAACGAGTGTTGCCATTAACAATAGTTTCGTGATATCCAGAACCACCTAATTCTTGCGCTCTTATTCTTGCTTCGGCAATAGTAGTAAATACATCGTGAACAC